ATTGAATTTAACTTTGACACCATGTACTGTTACTGTAAACATAGTCATAATCTTAGCTCCTTAAAGTCATTGTCTTGCTGCTGCTCCCAGTTAACAGGAACAATAGCACCATGTAATTTATACATGTCTTCATCTATTAACTCTGTATATAAGAACACATTGTCTTCATCATATACATTACAAACTAATTCACCCCATTCAGTACGTCGTACTTCGTTAGGTGGTATTGATAATACTGACATAATAATCTCCTTAATAAAAACCCAGACGAATCGAACCCTTCTATTTACTTCTTCATCAAAGTAAAAGACAGAGTGTGATAGTCATAAGACACGAATAAAAATATAGGGAATCCGAAGACTCCCTATACTTAGTAAGACTTATCTTTTCTTAGGCGTCCAATTACTGTCAATTTCTTGACCTCTTGCGTTCATCTTAGAACCCTTGATTGGTAAGACATAATCTTTTTTGAACAACTTAAGATGTGATTCATAAGCAGCATCTCTAAGTTCTTCTAAGTCTTCTGCCTGTGAGCCTAAGTCATGTAAGTAACCTTGTAACTGTTGTATCTTATTAGCTGTAGATTCATCACCTTTAGAATCATCTTTAAGAACACTCCATTCAGCATAGTATTGACGATACTTACCATTAACATATCTTAAATCATTAGTAAAGCTATAGCACATTCCTTTTAAAACTCTGCCTTGAGTTGAGTAAGTTATATCGTTACTATTATCAAGATTAAGAGCGGTGATTGAATTGACTACAACATTAGTGACACTTGGTTTATTTTTAGATTGTTTCATATTTTTCTCCATTTCGTACTCAAGATTAAGTACATGGTGAAGGACTATCTATCTATAGCTTATGTCAACCCTAGATAGACCAAGAGAAGAACCTATGTTAAGCTTGCGACAACATAGGTGATGAGCGTTGGTCTACCTAACGGGTTTACATAAGCTATAGATTGATTTATAGTCCTCCATGAACTTCATCTTGAGTACTAAATGGACTCTAGAAAAATATGAAACAATCTACAAATAAACCTTAGTGGATACTTATGTTGTAGTCAATTCTTGAGCAGCTCTGAATCTTAGATAAGAGTTACGATATAACTTACTCAACTCAAGGCTACTCCGATTATTTCAAACAGTTTTAAAAGGCTAATGTGCTAAGCTTTACTAATGATATTAAGATATAGTTAAGGGTAAGTAGTGGCAATACTATAGCTGAATTGAAGTGTTCTTAAAGAGGATAACTAAAGGTAGATGAACCTACAAGCTAACAAGATACAATAAGTTACTTTGGTTACTCATGACTTAGGGTTACAGCATAAGACCTAGAAGAACTAGATATGCAGCTTATGAAACACATCAGTTGTTCATTATGTCTTAACCAATCAAAGGGTTCTATGATGTACTCAAGAGGTACAAGAAATGACATTAATTGGACAAGGAAAGATTAGTCTTACTTTGTATAGAGAGTCTACGGATTTCCTATATTGACATGAAGTGTCTTAAATAAATTAATAGATTCATCACCTTATAGTGACTATCACACTCTCTTTTACATCAACTTCAGAGGATAACAGTTAAACTCTGGTNAACATTGGTCTACTACAATAGTCTGAACANACCCTAGGGNAGGNNCCNATGTTAGCGTCAGTCTAATANATANANANTCACNNNNAGATGAGAGTCGATTTCGGCATCATAAGTAATACTTATTAATACTATAGAAAATANAAGTAATTATTGGTTTACAAAGCAGTAAAAGTATGCTAAACTCTTACAAGTTTGTTACTTAAGTTACATACGCGAGCCTAGTACAATCTAAAACAAGCAGCAGGTAGTTATTCAGATTCTTTTACTTAAATACTAACATGCGTGTAACCTAAGTATGCTATACTTCAGTTTTTCCTTAATGTATTAGGTTATGACTGAACACGACAAAAGAAGAAATAATAAAGGTAATCCTGCTTTGTATAAAGGTATGGCTCCTTTAAATCCCCAAGGCAGACCTAAGGGTAGTATGAACAAGTATACTATCTTGTCCAGAGAGCTGCTTACCGAGCGTGGACCTGAGATAGTCCAAGTAATCATAGATAGAGCTTTAAAAGGTGATGTACATTGTCTTAAGATGTGTATGGATAGAATTGTACCTACTACTAAAGCTGTAGAGATAAACCATAGGAAGCATGATGGTGGTGTTGTAATTAATGTAGGCACTACAGAACAAATCGAGGAGCAAGCCAAGAAAATCAAACCAAAGCAGGTAAGAAGTAAATCTGAGGATACTGTAATAGCTGAGGTAATAGATGAGCTTCCAAAGTGATTTAGCTTATGGTGAAGAAAAAGAGCTATTAGTATTAGATAGGCTGCGCCTTAAATATCCCAAAGCATATAAAGTAGAAGGCTACCATAAAGAGTGGGATTTGTTTGTACCTGAAAAAGATATAGGTATAGAAGTTAAAAGTGATAGGATGTCTAAAAGAACAGGTAATGTAGCTATAGAATATTCTTATGGTGGCGAACCTTCAGGAATTGAAGCTACTAAAGCTGAGTGGTGGGTTTACATTACAGAAGATAAGCTTTATTGGATAAAGGCAAAAAGAATAAAACAATGTATAAAAGAAAACAAATTAAAGCCTATTGAGTTTCCTCCTATTAAAGGAGATTATAAAGGAAAGTTTTTGTACTTAATAAAAGAAACATTGTTTAAAGACTATACGACTATTACAGAGAAACTAAATGGCAGAAATTAATGTAGAGTTGCACCCTGCGCAACTAGAGATATTTAACTCAGATAAAAGATTTAAGATAGTAGCTGCTGGTAGAAGGTTTGGTAAGTCTAGATTAGCTGCTTGGATTCTTTTAATTAAAGCTTTACAGTCAGAAAGTAAAGATGTGTTCTATGTAGGTCCTACTTTTCAGCAAGCTAAGGATATTATGTGGGGTATGCTAAAAGAATTAGGTGCTGATGTCATCAAAGATGCCTACGAGAATACAGCTAGGCTTACATTAATCAACGATAGAAAGATATATCTTAAGGGTTCTGATAGACCAGATACGCTAAGGGGTGTAGGCTTGGCATATGTAGTGTTAGATGAGTACGCGAGTATGAAGCCTATTGTATGGGAGCAGATTTTAAGACCTACTCTAGCTGATGTACGAGGAGAAGCTCTTTTTATTGGTACACCTGCTGGTAAAAACCATTTCTATGACCTATATACAGAGGCACAAAAGGAAGAAGACTGGGAAGCTTTTCAATTTAACTCTACAGATAATCCTTATATAGCAGCAGATGAGATTGAAGCAGCAAAACGCTCAATGTCTTCTATGGCATTTAGGCAAGAATTTGAAGCAAGCTTTGAAACTTTCTCTGGTGGTATCTTTAAAGAAGAATGGTTTCATACATAAAGAACCTGAAGAAGGTAACTATGTAATAGCTGTAGACCCTGCTGGATTTGAAGCTGTAGAAAAAGAAAGAGGGTTAAAAGGCTCTAAATTAGACGAAACATCTATAGCGATTGTTAAAGTAGATAGAGATAAATGGTGGGTTAAAGATATTCTACATGGAAGATGGGGTATTAAAGAAACTGCTAAGAAGATACTTAAAGCTGCGGATGTAAATGAAGCTACTACTGTAGGTATAGAAACAGGTTCTTTAAAGAATGCTATTATGCCTTACCTAGAAGATGAAATGCGTACAGAGAATAGGTTTGTACATATAGATGAGTTGCGACATGGTGGTAAAAAGAAGACTGAGCGCATTACATGGTCTTTACAAGGTAGACTAGAACACGGTCAGATAAGTTTTAATGAAGATAGAGATTGGAAAGTCTTTATATCACAGATGTTAGACTTCCCTAATCACCTAAGTCATGACGATTTACTGGATAGCCTAGCTTATATAGACCAAGTGTCTATAGCAGACTTCGCATACTCTATAGATATGGACGATGACTGGGAACCATACGATGAAATAGCAGGATATTAGATAATTTAACAGAAACCTCTACATGACTACCTAAAATGTGCTATACTCCACAGAATTACCTGCGTTAATGGAGATATTTCTATAAATGTTTGAAAATAAAGAAACAAAGTACCAAGCTTTAGCTGGATGGCTTAATCATAGGCTAGAAAGCTGGCGTACCCATAGAGATACTAACTATGTACAGAAGTGGGATGAGTATTACCGCCTATGGCGTGGTATCTGGCTACAAGAAGACAGGACACGCACCTCTGAAAAGTCTAGAATCATAGCTCCTGCGATGCAGCAAGCTATTGAGTCTGCTGTTGCGGAGTTAGAGGAAGCAACTTTTGGCAGGGGGAAGTGGTTCGACATACAAGATGACATGCTTGATGAAAATCCACAGGATGCGGAGTATGTAAGGAATTTATTACAAGAAGATTTAGAAAAGACTGGCTGTAAAGATGCTATATGTGAGGTATTTCTCAATAGTGCTATCTACGGTACTGGTATTGGAAAGATAATTGTAGAACAGTCTATTGAAAGAACACCTGCTGAAGTACCTGTAGAAGGTACGACCACTACTACTCGTCAGTTAGTAGAGTATCCCTCAATAGATGTTAGGGTAGAACCTATATCTCCTAAAGAGTTTCTCATGGACCCATCAGCTAACACTATTAATGAAGCATTAGGTGTAGCACATGAGGTAATCAAACCTCGTTATCATGTAGTTGAAGGTATTCTATCAGGCATATACAGAGATGTACCTCTTGATGGTAGTTACGATACAGTATCATTTGGTTATGACCCTGAGATGAAGCAAGCTGATGAGTCTGACTCAGTAAAGATTACAGAATACTGGGGTAAAGTACCTAAGAGGTTCCTTAAGCCTAGTAAAGATAAAGATGACTTTGAGTATTCAAAGAAAGACGAGCTAGTAGAAGCAGTTGTTACTATATGTAATGATGAGCATATACTTAGAGTAGAGCAAAACTTATTTATTATGGAGGATAGACCTTTTATATCCTACCAACATGACTTAGTACCAAACAAATTCTGGGGTAGAGGTGTTTCAGAGAAAGCATATAACGCACAAAAAGCATTAGATGCTGAGATGAGAGCTAGGATTGATTCACTAGCACTAACAACTACACCTATGATGGCTGCGGATGCCACACGCCTACCTAGAGGTGTTAAGTTTGAAGTCAGACCGGGTAAGACAGTACTAACTAATGGTAATCCTAGAGATGCTATTATGCCATTAGACATGGGAACAACAGACCCAAGTACATTTGACCAAGTATCTAGTTTACAGGCTATGATTCAAATGGGTACAGGCACATCTGATGGTGTAGCAGGTGATAGAGCTACAGCTAGTGGTATGTCTATGCAACAAAGTGCTGCTATTAAAAGACAAAAGCGCACTTTAATGAATTTCCAAAACACATTCCTTGTACCTTTAATCCAAAAATCAATGTGGAGAAAGATACAATTTGATGTAGATAGATACCCAGTTAACGATTACAAGTTTATACCTTATTCAACTATGGGTATAATGGCTAAGGAATTAGAGATGACTCAGATGGTACAGATGTTACAATCTATACCTAAAGACTCTCCTGCTTTTGATGTAATCTTATTAGCTATGATGCAAAACTCTAGTATTCATAATCGTGACCAGATTGTACAAGCACTACAACAAGGTAGTCAACCTGATGGTGGACAGCAAGAGTTAGAAAATATAGGTAATGAGTTACAGATACAACAATTACAAGCTAATATTCAAAAGACACTAGCTGAAGCTGAAGAAGAAAAAGGTAAAGCTATACTACATCAAGCACAAGCAGCAGTAGTTGTGCCTAATGAGATACAAGTAGAAGAACAAATTATTAAGTTGCAAAAGAACGCATTAGATTTAGATAAACTAAAAGCAGATATTGCTAATCAAGATTCAGAAACTGCTAGAAATATACCTGAGATGGAACATCTTAAATCAGAAACTATATTAAATCTAGCTAAGGCTAGAGAAGCAGGTTCTAAAGCAGCAGTTAGTACACGAGTACAATGAAATCTGACGAACAGTTTTTAAATGATAGATTAGCTATGTTTGAAACCGAAGGGTGGAAAGACTTAATGGCTGACATGAAAAGCACCGAAGAGAATGTAGTTGATATACGCACTCTTGAAAGTGAAAAAGACCTTTGGCATGCTAAGGGTCAGTTGCAAATTCTAAGACAATTGCAAAGTCTAGAAGATGCAACAAAACTAGCGGTAGAGCAATCCTCTTCATAAGGATTCTACCTTAATATAACTTCATAACCCAAATGGGCGGAGACCAAAATGAGTATAGTAGTAGATGAAACACCTTTAACAGATGTACAGGTAACAGAAAATCAAGAAGTAGAAGCGGTAGAAACTCAACAGGATTACGATATCCAAGAAGAAACACAAGTTGAGGTAACAGAACCAGAATCTACAATTCCTGAGAAGTATGCTGGAAAATCACTTGAAGAAGTTATTGAGATGCACCAAAATGCTGAAAGAATATTAGGCAAACAAGGTATGGAAGTTGGACATCAACGGA